AATTTAGCGCACGTTACTGGTCGTGTAAAAAGTGGTAATCAAATAATGGCAATTTCACAAGAACAGCTCAATAAAGACTTACAATTTGAAGTAAAACAGTTACATTCTGTCATTGAGTTAATAACTAAAGACATTCAAGATATGAAAGAAGCACTGTTAGGTAACGAGTTCAACAAAGAGGGTCTCGTATATAAAGTAGAGAATAACGAGAAGCAAATTGAAGAGCTTGTAAAATTCAAGCAGAAAATAGTTGCTTGGGCTACTGGAGCTGGATTAGGTTCAGGTACATTAGTTAACTTGTTAATGGACTTACTCAAGTAATTATGATTGATTCATCTAAACTCTACTCTGTGCCAAAGGATGTCGTTGAAGACATCGTAATGAAAGAAAGCCGTCACCCATATTATAGCGTGGTGTTAGATAGGGCTAAGATTATGAATAGTTGGTTTCAGGCAGAGTATGATGAATACACAGCTATATCATCTACTGTATTTTCTGACAAGTCTTACATCATTGCTCAATCTACAATAGAGAGTAATGATGAGTACAAGGAAAGACTTGCTAGAATGAAACTGTTTCCACTGGAGCAAAAGTTCTTTTCTGCTCAGCAGCGTATTTATGACGAAAACAATGTCAACAGAAGTTACCCTGATAACAAAGAGTTTTGGATGTACAAAGAATCTAACTTTGATGATGCAGGGTGTTCCATTACTGAATTCTATCGGGACAAGGTTCTTTTTGTAAAAGAGGTTTTGGGTTTTGGGGCTGTAGTTACTGACCTGATGATGGATGGTAATGGCGATCCTGTTACTGATAATGATGGTAATGTAGTTCCTTACAACTTTGTAGTAAGACCTCATGAGATATGGAACTTTGAGGTAAAGCAAGGAATGTTGACTCTGCTTGTTACTCGTCAAATGTATTACGACATACAAAACGTAAAGAAGCACAAATGGACTGCTTATACTCCTGAATATATTTGTGTGTACATCGAAGAAAACGGTGTTAAGAAAAAGACTCTTGAAATACCTAACCCATTCGGTGAGGTTCCAGCTACACTGTTAAAGGGTCAGACCGATGCTAATAGCTCGTTCATTGTTGGTAAGCCTCGCAGATACTCCTTAAAGGGAATGTACCTTGCAGCCTCAGAGTTGTTCTATGACCTTAAGAAGGGTTCTGAGCTGTTTGGTCATCCCATCCCTGTGCTTACAGACTCAATAGTTCGGTCTCTAGCTGGTGTCGCTGATGACGATCAGTACGATTCACGTACCATCAAAGAAGGTGTAGGTATGGCTATCATCATTCCTGATGAACAGCAAATACCCAACAATATGCTTTATCAAGCAGATATGCAGGGACTTCAGCATCTCAGAGATGTTATTTTTAGCGACCTTATGTCATTGATATTCTTGATGGCTCAAGTTAGAGACAAGTCCATTGTCAAAAGTAATGTATCAGGATCAGCTAAACGTTTTGATAACGTAGAAGAACAGGGGTTACTAGCTTCTACAGCTATGGATATGGAAATGATAGAAATGCAAGTTCTGAAGAGAATGGCTAAGGTTCGTGATGAAGACCCCTCGGATTATCACGTTACCTACTCAAAACATTACGATTTGTCGAGCGCAGCAGAAATATTCTCAGATATTACAGAGGGTATGCAGTATCACGTATTACCTCTGCCACTACTCAAGAAACTTACTGGCGAATACATGAGAAAGCGATCCATGCCACAAGAAGATATACAGACGGTAATGGATCATTTCGATGAATTTGGTATTCCTAAAACAAGTGGTGATCTTAGAAATCTTATTGATATATTACCACAAGAAGAGCTTCAACGCCAAGCAGAACTTGGTATTGATTTAAATAGCGAGCAATAATTAACTTGTAACCATTATGAGTGAAGAAAACATAGAGTCAGTTGACGCTCCTGAGTCAACAGCAGAAGAGACAACTTCTCAAAACGAACAACAACAACCTGAGTTCGACAAAGACAAGTTCTTTAGGGGCGCTTACAATGAAGGTAAGGGCAAGGTCGAACGTGACGTATTAAATAAATTCTCTGAAATATTAGGTAATGATGTCAATACTCTCGATGATGCGTTCTCTTTATTGTCAAATAAAATGCAACCTGTGCAAGAGGATAAGGGGGAAGCAGATAAGTTGCGAGAACTGTTGCAACAGTACCAAGAACAAGCAGAGGCAGCCAAAGAGCAATTAGCACTGAATCAAATGGAGAACCGCATAGGTTCTGAATTTAATTCTGCTTTTAGCGCTTTAGAGCAAGACAACGAGCTGACGCTCAAAAAAAATTATATAGAACAACTGTTCTATAACGAGTACGAGATTGAGGAGAGCAACGGTCAGTTTTATGCTACCAAAGGTGGTGTTCCTGATTTAGATGCTCAAGGCAATAGAAAATCGGTAGGAAACTCTCTTATAGAGTTTGCTAAGCAATTTGCAAAGCCCAAGAAAGTGGGCGCAGGAGGAGCGACTGGTGGTACTCCTTCTACTGACAGACCTAGTAGAGCAGAGTTTCAAAAACTTGTACGTTCTTCTAGTCCAGCAGACCGAAGCAAGGCTGAGCAGCTTTATGCTGCTATGAAGCAGGCTGGCGGTTGGTCTGAACAAGTATAAATCCATCTATTGGTTAGGCAAAACCTTAATTGTCATGTTTTGGTCATAGCGACCCAAAAGCTAAATATAATCGAACATTTAATTTAACTTTTATAAAGACATGGCAATTAATAGTAATTTTTCCATTTATGAGCCAGAGGCGTTTGTTGAGGTTGCATTAGCTAACCAGTACCCAAACCGACCAATGGTATCTACTGCCGTTACTAACGTAGCTGGCGCATCAATCGAAGGTCTAGTTGCAGCTCGTAACAAGACTGTAAGCATAACTCGTGCAGTAAAGCCTACTGGTTCTGCTTCTGCATATTCAGGCTCTTACTCTTTAGGCACTCCTAATGCTAGCGAAGAGCAATTAATAATCAACAAGCACTATTACGCTGGATTCAGCATCGACAAGGCTGACCAGAAATTTGCACTTCCTGACTTAGTACAACAGCACTTTGTGCCAAGACTACATCAACTAATTGACCAGATCAATAGTGATGTAAAGGCTGAGGCTCGTAAAGGATTTGAAGCAGCATTTGCTGACAACAATACAGACTCAACTGTTATGGATACAGATGACCTTGCAGAAGCACGAAGAATCATGGCTGCTCGCAAGTTTGTATCTGGAAACATGAACATGGTTATTGATCCATTTGTAGAAAAAGATTTGACTACACTAAATCTTTTCCAAAATGCTAATACTCGTGGAAACAACGAGATTCAGCTATCTGGTGCAATGGCTCAGGCTTATGGTTTCAACTTCTTCGTTGACAACAACGGAAGCGACCATACTCCTGCTACTGTAACTGATGCTACTATCGCAGCCACTGAGGCTATTGGACAAACAGAACTAACCATTGATAATGGTAGTGGTTCTGCAGCAACTGTATCTTTAGCTGAGGGTGACGTTGTTACTTTCGGTTCTGCTAAAGGAACAGACGACTTCTACGTAGTCGAGTCTCAAACAGGAACAGTTCTTACCTTAAAAGAGCCATTACGAAAGGCTCTAGCTAACAACGCTACTATCAACCCAGTTGATATTGCTTCTGGCGACACTGGTCGTGAGCAGTTCTTCTATGACCCATCTTCACTAGCCCTAGTTACTGCGGTTATGCCTTCAGTAGATAGTGGTTCAGGATCAGGTGTTCGTAGAGCAGCAGGCTTCGAGCCAACAAACAATGTGAACTACACATTGACTGTCGAAGAAACCAAGTCAGGTGCTGACATACTTATTGAAGTTCTTTACGGAGCTAAAGTATTCAGAGGAGACTTAGGTGGTCGATACATTCGTGGTAATGTAGCTAAGCCATAATTTTATAAGGAGAGTCGCCTTGTGCGGCTCTCTTTTTATTATGATTAGTTTAGAAGACATAATGGACTATAAGGCTATAATAGGTATGTTCGGCTTTGTATCGAGCATATCCCTGCAACAGGTATCTACTACTGTATCTATACTTGTCGGTCTCGTAACTTTAGGTTACATGACTATGAAGTGGTATTACGAATGGAAAAGGATTAAAGACCAAAAATAATGGCGTTCAGTAACCTCACCCTTACTAGAAATAATATTGATGCACTAGAAGAGCTAACCTTCAAGGGTGTAAACGTAACTAGCGGAACTACAACGCTTAACCTCTCTGAAAAAGACAATCTTATATTAGGTAAAGCTCTAAAAATGCTTAAAACCGATATACTAGAAAACCTAAGAGAGTATATCAACGACACTACATATAGCACAGAAACAGCTCTACTAGATGCTATATATGCTGCAGACTCGGAGGAACTCCTCGTTGATTTATTAACATACAAATTTTTAGAGTTGTGGTTTGCTCAAGACGCAACTCATAAGGATAG